ATTCTTAACCAAATAAAGATAAGCATTGACTCTTGCAAATGCCCAAGCAGATGCTGATTTGATCTTTGGGCTGTGAGAAGTATTAAACGCTCCGAGCCCTCTTTGAAATACTGACTTTAGTTGTCCAACTGTAACTCCATAACCAAGTTTGCTTTTGTACCTTTTATTAAAATCATCTGCTTTCTTTTTTAAAGTAGCCTCATCCTTTTTTGAAACCTTTGCTCCTCTACTTGTTGAGGCATCTCCCTTTGCAGTACCTTTGCCTTTTGGATTTCTATTAGGTGTATCGCTTTTTGGTGCTTTCGGACTCTTTTTTATCCCACCTCTTTTGCCTACCTCTGCCAAATCGATTTCTTTTAATTTACTTATCGCCCAATTTACTCCTGCTGAGCCTCCCCATGCATCCCACATCAATCCTCCGCAACCCTCTGTGTAAGGTACATCTTTGTGTTGTTGATGTCTTTTGAATGAAGCCATGCGAGCAATCGTGTCTCGGCTGAGTTTTGCTTTTCTTGCGATTTGGGCTGCTCTTGTCCACCCCACCCTTGTTCCGCATGATGAGCCATTTTTTTCTTTCCACTCAATAGCTCTCTTTGCATTATTTACAGCTCCTTGTGGGTAATCGTTGTATGTTTCAAATTCGATTCTCTGACCTGCATTGTACCTTTTATCTTTTTTGATTAAGGCATTAATTTTTCCCAATATAAGTTTAGTTCTTTTATCCATTTTAAAATTGGTTGCTGATCCATTCATATTCTTGTTGAGCATCAAAGCATGGGCATGATTTAGAACTGAAATCATTGTGTCCATAAACATTTGCCTGTGGGTACATTATTTTTAGATAGCACAACATATCATCCAAAGCCTCTTTTTGCTCATCTGTTCTTGTGTCTTTTGCAACCCAATCTCCATCTGCACCTCTCTCCGCTTCAACTCCTCCAATGTAACAAATTCCGATGCTATCAAAATTATGTCCTTTAGTGTGAGCACCTGTTTGCTCAATCGGTCTGCCCTCATGCACTTGACCATCCAATCCAATGACAAAATGGTAGCCGATATCTCGCCACCCTCTTTTCAAATGCCACTTACGTATTGTCTCGACGCTTACATCTTTTCCCTCTTGTGTTGCAGAGCAATGTATTATTATCTTCCTGATCTTTCGCATGAGCAATTAGTTTTTAAATTCTCCAAAAATCGATTCCAACCAAAGTGAAATCTACATTTTTTATCCTCCAACCAATCTGCAAATTTTCTTATTAATTTAATCATTTTAACAATTTTGTGAAGCAGAGGTAGTAGAACTATACCAATCATAAATGTCTCCCCATCCATTTGAGCCATTGTTGATCTCTCCACATCCAAACCAACTCACATCATATATCTCTGCTGTCGTGTTCATATTTTATTATTTATTTTTTTGATTCATTAAGTACCATTTATTTATTGTGTAACCTATTGTTACGACTAACAACAATAATTTTAGCACCATATCAATGTTTGTCAAGCTTATTGCAAAACTGCTTATATTCAATCCGTATATTTTTAAATCTGTTAAATTCATTATTGTAGTGTCGTTGGATTATATCCTGTTTGTTCTTGAGTTTTAAATATCTTGTATTTAATTCTAAATTCAACATTATAATTCGGTCTTATTGTTTGGGTGTTTAATGTTCTTGCTCTTAACTGAACTGTGTTTCCTGACCTTTGAACAGTCGTTAAGAAATTGTTATTGATCTGCACATTTTCATTGCTTCTCATTAAGTAAGCCCATTTTTTTTGTTCTGCACGATATGTTCCTAAAGTAACAGCAGCAATTTGTCTGTCATAAACTTCTGCTCCTGATCGATTAAAAAAGCCCAACCATGGGTCTGCATCAGGTCCGACAAAGTTCCCCCTTGTGGTTGGTGTATAAATGTCTTTATTATCAATGACTAAAATCTCATCAACTAAAACAAATGTATTGTCATTCGGTGCTGTTAAAATAGTATAAGTTTTATATTCTCCGATTGTCTGAACTCCCCACCAACTCGGCTTGATTCTTACCCATTTATACAACCAATCCTCCATCAATTTTCCATCCTGACTAAAACTTGCGGTTGTTGCTTGGGTAAAGTTAGGTTTGTCAGGGTTCATGCTACTTAAATTTCCACTTCCGTAATCGCTAAATTGTAAGAAATTTTTATTATCCTGAGTTGTGCCTGTATAAATCCTTTTTGATGTAAGAGCACCATTAAGTCTGTTTCCTATATTTAATTCATTTGACCTTATAGTGCCATTGACTTCAAGTGGGTACTGTGGGTCATTAAGCCTAATCCCAAGTTTGCTTGTTGATTTATCCATTAAAACGTTTCCGAACAATCTTGTATTGCCCTGAACATCCAACGGCCTCGATGGTGCTCCTGTAACATTGACTCCAATCGATCCTGTTGCCTTAATTGTTGCACCTTGAATTTGTGATGTAGATGTAATGTTTCCTGAATTTTGATTCAAGTTTCCACTAACTTCCATTCCATCAAAAATAGTTACAGGGTTTTGAAAATTAACTTCATCCGAAAACTCAACGACACCTGTTGTGCCACTATTTGTTTTAGCTAATATATGGTCAGTCAATAAGTTATTTTGAATCTCGACATTAAGATCGGTTCTGACATCTATTGCCGATGTAAAAGCTCCGTTGTTGTCTGATCTACCGATAAAAATCCCTCTTTCAGGGTTGTCTTGGTTGTCTGAGTTTCCGACAAATTTAATAGCACCTCCATTTACATCCCCTTTAATGAATCTCTCTTGATCATTATAAGTAAACAATAAATCCCCTGCATCGATTTTTACATCCCCACTTGATTCAATTCCATTAGTTGACCTGCCTACACTTAATGCACTATTATTTCCGACTCCATCCTGTACCACTACTCTGCCACTTACAGGTATGCCCTGAGTGCTATCAGTAGTCTTTAGCAATCCATCATAAGTATTCCTTATTTGCGCTCCTGTTAGTGTACCCATTTATACTGTATTTTGATGTTTAGTGTTTTCGTCTGATACCAATCCATTTTCGTATTTTTTTAAAAACCTTTTCAAAAGATCAACATTCTTTTTTTTTGGTTTGCTGTTTCTTGTTTTCTTTGACTTCAAAATCTCGATTCCATTATTTGCAAAATGATTCATAAAACCCAACCTGTAAAATTAGCATCTCTGTCAGGGTACATGTCTTCATTTTGATTTTGATTGTACTCAGGAAACTGCTCATTGTTAAAATTCATAAAATCAATAAATCTTCTCGTGTAGAATTGAGCAAAATTTCTGTGCTTGTCAATCAAAGAATCAACCTCCTCCTTTGTAACCGATTCGCTGTTTTCTGAATTGTGTTTGAAAACTCCTCCGTTTGCCACTTGGTAAGCAGCAAAAGGTAGGTAATCAACCATTGCATAGTGTATCAACATGTCGACAATGTAATTCTTTAGTAAAGACAAATAAGGGTCTTGCAATCCTGTGCCTCCTCCTGCTCCATCCAAAATGTCTGCAGAGATTTTATCGTACAACTTGCCACCCAAAAAATTCTGAATGTGAATCTGCTGAGCGATTTTGATGAATTGCAAAAATTTATTCACATCTACGTTGCCATCAATGAGTGTGTTTGCTTTTAAATCCTTTGCTGTTATGAATAATGCTGTTGCCATTTGCTATCTTTTATTTTTTGCCTCCACTCCAATTCGGATGATGCCCACCATTAGGCATATCAACAGGTGCCACAATCGATTCTGCTGTGCCTCTTGGGTTTATATTATACGACTTAGGTATTGACCTTGTTCTTTGATAATCATTGAAAGCAGGGCTTGTAATCGTCTTGCTTTTTAATCTGTATAAAACTTTTTTCCAAACATGGTGGCAATATGGTCCTCCCTTATATTTGAATAAATCGTAAGGTTGTGATTTATGACCGAAATTTGAATTGATCCCCTCTCTGCTTGCTTTGTCAATGTCTTCAATTCTGTAAACTGCAGGATAGCCCCTTGAATCAAATCGACTCATCATTGTAGAACAGAAATCTCTGCTATCGCTTGATGATTGTTTCTTTTGATGATACTTATATCTAATCTTGTAAAATGATTTATCTAAGTAACTAAATCCCTTTGGTTTTGGCGTTACATATCCTGCGAGCTTTTGAGCTAAGTTCTTTTTTTCATCCAATAAATAATTAGCCCAAACTTCATCGTCATACTCTTCGCCATCGCACTCAATCTCATCTACAATCTCCCATTCGTCCAAAATCTCTTCATGCTCTAAATTATTGAGTATAGCTTTTGAGATGTCCTCTGTCAATTCGACCTGCTCCGACAAATCATGCGATTCGCAAGGCATGTACCAAATTTTATCATCCAATTTATGTTCGTGATATCCCTCACATCCCATCTCTTTAGCTACTGCGATTGCCTCCTCTTTAGTATCAAATGCACTTCGTCCATCTATTTGTTTTGAAGTTAATTTGACTCCTGTTTCCTCTTCTCTTGTTTCGCTGTCTATTGTAGTATCAATTTCGACAAACTCAAGTGGTTGAAGAGTCTTAAAATAAAGATTTAATGTAACCTCATTAAAGGCAAGTATCTTATCAAAAGCATCAAGTAATAATTCTTGAAATGGGCGAATCACAGTATTGTCCATCAATACACTTGCGACCTTTAATTCATCGGCATTGTTTCCGAGTCCTGTTTGATCCTTGATTCCCAATAACATAGGCGATGTAATTCTATGCCCTAACATTATTTTGCGAGTACTCTCTGAACTTAGAAACTCATACTGCAAATGTGCATCACTTAATTGAACTGCATCAATGCTACTTTGTGAATCTGTATTCTCGTTAAAGCTGAGTATAAATTTGCCTGCGTTTGAGCTGCCGCTGTACTTCTCGTAAATTCTCCTTTCAATCAATTCTCTCTCCTCTTCATTCGGTACTCCATTGTTGAAGTTGATTAACATGCTTGGGGCAAGCCCATTTTTTATGTTAGACAAGTGATAGTTTGAAACCTCCTCCTCTAATTCAGCATATTGCAAACTGCCTTGGTAATCTACAGGCGAAAAGTAATAGTGTCCTGCAACGTAAGGTTTGATGTATAACAATTCGATTGCCTCATTGCTTGTTCCAAAAGCAGGTATTCTTTGAGGTTCATCCTGAGGTTTGATTTTAGCCCAATCGTGAAAATAGTAATAGCCCTTGACTTCTCCATCATCGTTTGCCTTTTCAATTGCAATTGTCTCAATAGGTAAGTGCTCAATTTGTGCAATCCTTTTTCGATCCTTTGAGTAAATTATTTGAACTGCACATTGCCCCATTAGTTTGAGATCATACGCTAATTTGCGAGTGCAATCTTTATTGAACAAAGATAATGCCTCTGCATATTCATTCGGCTTTTTATTGCTGTCTGTTGCATCTAATCCTTTGCCATAAATCATCTGCGAAATTCCATTGATAATCGCATTGTTTGTTGGGCTTCCTGAATATCTGTCTAAAAGGTAACTAAAGTATTCATTCTTTGTGCCATAGGTAACCCATGTTTTGTCCTTAGTAACCTTGATTTCAGGTGAAGTATAGTTGCTTAGATTTACAACATTAATTTTACCCTTTTCTGTACGTCTTCTGCTCATAATACAATATAGTCATTTGTGCTTGTTTCTTTTTCAATGTAATTTCCTTTATTGATATTGTAGGATTTTTCATTGACTTGATTGATTTCCTGATCTGTAACAAAGATCTTGTCTTTGTAAACTACCCTTTTTTTGGGTGGTGTTGAAACATCATTATTTGTTATCCACAAGCTGTAAGTCATTCCCTCCTGCAATCCTACAGGTTCAAAATTGACTTTAATATAATCTCCATAGCTTTGGGTTGTATAGCTTTGATTTGTGATGTTTTCTCCTGTTATATCATCCACAATATAAGCTGTGTAATCTTCTGCCCATAAACTGCCCTGTGGTGCCGAAATAAAATAAAACTCTTGTTGTCTTATTCCTCCGTTACCATCATCGCTTGTTTTTAATAGTATCATATATGTATAACGCTATTTGTATGAATTTTTGTGAAATAATTTAAAAAAAAAAGAGCCACATTCTTGTAGCTCCCTTTCAACTCGACTAAAATCCAATTTTAGATATCTGTAATGTCAGATGTAGAAACTGTGATTCCAACTCCTGTAATTCCTCCTGATAAGAAATTAGCAGGTTTTTTCTCCATTCCTTGAAGCGTTAAAGTGTAACCGCTGAGGTCTCCCATTGCAGCTCCACTCACAACTGTGCCTCCATTTACGTCCGCGCCAAACTCACTTCCAACTAAAAAGAAATTGCCATTGTTATCTTCAACCACAACGTGTGGTCTTGCAACTGCAATTACTGCCAATTGGTCGTTTGATTCAGGCGATAGCTTTTTTAATGTTAAATTAACTATTTGATCATAAAAAGTAGTGCCATTCTCTCTGCTTGATGTGATGGTTTGTTCTAATGAAGAGTTGCCTTTCAATACATATTTGTAAGCTGTCGGCGATCCTGCTACTGCTGTAATTTCATCACTTGTAGATGCGTAAGTAATATCTCCTAACGTACCGAAGTCAATGAAATAAACAGCCTGCAACCCACCTACGCTATCCTTGCAAGGTTCTGTTCTCCCTTTTGTTATTAAGCATGCCATTTGTTATATTTTTTATTTGTTATGGATTTGTGGGTCAGAAAAAATCCAACCCACTCTCTCCGAATTATTATTAAGCTCCGTAGTAAACAATGTCAGATGCAACACCATACTGCACACCTGCTGTGTAACGCATAATGAATCTAACATTTTTGCTTCCGTCCAAATCTGCCATGTCCAACACTCGCACCTCATTGTGATCGTTGAGTAATCCTGTGCCGAAAAATAGGTTAGATTTTTGAGCAGCTACCATTCTGTTGTCTGCAAGTCCATTTGCAACAACAATAGAAACTCCATCAAAAGAAAGCCCTGCTCCTCCATTGTACCACATTGTACCTTGTGCACCGATACCTGAGTTGTTTTCTCCGTTTACGAAACTTCCGAATCCACCCAAAGCACGAACATAAGCACGAGCGATATTTTGAGAAACATATATTAGCATGTCTTCTTTATTGTATAGTGATGAAGGTATTGCATCAACTACTTTTCCAAGCTCTCCAATTACGTTGCTTGATGTAACTGTTGCAGGAGTCTCGACATGACCACCTGCTGATGCGAATGCTGCATCTGCAAATAGAGTAGAGAATCCATCAAAAGTTCCTGCTCCTGCTGATCCTGACCAAATAGATGTCTCAGTTGCTGATGCTACATCTGCAGAGATTCTTGCGATAAAGAAATCGCTGAATTTTGGAGGTAGCGAGTCGTGTGCTGAAAAGCCCATTGACTCAGCCTCCCAATCGTCCTGAAATGGAGTCTTGCAAAGCTCTAAGTTCACTTGTAACTCTTTTGGTTCAAGTATTCTTTCAGTTAGATCAACTGATCCTGTGTCTGTAAATCCGCAAGTTGCATTTGCGATAGCAGAAGTGTAATCAACTTTTTTGATCACTTCTTTTAATTTGATGTTTGGCTTAACTGTGATTAGTTGGTTAGCCAATGTGTTACCACTTAATAGAGCCGCTCCGATATATTCTCCTGCAAACTGCCCTGCATAAGTAGATGTAATAGATACTGATGTTGCCATTTTTATTATTGTTTAATGTTTAAAATTTTGCTCACTATTCTATCGTAAGCGGTTATATTCTTGTTAGTGTTAAATTTGAATTTAGCCTTGAAAGCACTCTCCTCTTTTGGTGCATGCTTCAATGGTTCTGTTGCAGGTTTTGAAAGCTCTTCTTTCAACTCTTCTTGCTCACTAACCTCTTCGTTAGTAGCATCCGACTCGACTTGCTCATTCATAACCTCTGCCTCAACCTCTTCTGTCTGCTCACTCATTTTCTCCTCTGTGATAGTCATTTTTTCAATCATTCCCTTGATCTCTTCTAAGGCAGTATAAAATTCTTCTTTTGAAACGTATTCCATTTTTTCTTCCTTTGGTTCATCCTCCAAATTAGCTTCGACCTCTTCCTCTTGCTGAACTTCCTTTTCAGCCTCTTCCTTTTCAGCCTCTTCTTGTTCTCCAATCATAGCAATAATGCCATCCTCTTCGACAATTAGTTTTTTGCCATCTTCCATTTTATACTCTCCTTTGGGTAGAGCGACCTTGTCATCCTCTGTAACAATAAAAACCGACTCTCCTTTTGCAAAGCTATCTGCTTCAACAATAGTTCCGTTGTCTAATTTCATTTGTTCCAAATTTACTTGCAAGCCCAAAACTTCTTTGACTTTGTTTAGTGTTGTTGTTGCACTCATTTTTCTGATTTATTTAATTAACGATTTTAATTTTAAAAATTGCGTTTAAGCTATTCATTTTCTTTTGAATATACTGATCCAATACCTTGTGCCATTAAACTGCCATCACAACATTTTCTGTGATAAGTATTGTCCTCACACAAACATCCTCTTTTACCATTTTTAGGGCTTGAATAACTCGGTGTTTTAAAATATCTATTCATTTGAAATTATATTTTTTAATGTTTGAATGATTTGTTGATTCATCTCCTCCTCAGTAATTTTATTTCCCTCTGCTTTATCAGCGAAGTAACCCTCAATGCTAAAGCCTTTGACCTTTCCTGTTTTTACATATTCATTCCAAACCTGATCATTGTCAACCTTTACTGCTCCAACCCAACTGCCTAATGGCAAGTCCATTCCATAAATGTTTGACTTGTCATTTTTTTTATCCTCAACCAACCATGATTCAACAAGAGTTAACCCCTTTAAATCCTCACTATGCTCCAAAGTGGAGTTGGCTTGGTTTCCTTGTTTTAGGTATAGTTGGGATGCTTTCTGAACTGTCTCTCTGCTGAAATAAATATAGTATTCATCTTCTCCATTTTTTCTGTAAATAGGTTTATTAGGTATCAGTATTGGTCCGACTAAGATTTTTCGCTCCTTGTCTTGTTCTGCGAATCTAAACTCTTGCGACTTTAAAGCAACAAAGTCCTGCTCAATTGCAGGAGATTCAACAACAGAAATTGCTTCAACAAAATTGTCTTGATCTTCATCCAAAATTAGTTCGACTATTCTCATAATTGTATAACGCGTTAAATTTATTTTTTTGTGTTTAACCGATGGTTGCACCATCAACAATGTTTCTCTCTAAACTTTGTGCTGTTGTAACATCTTGACTCGTAACAAATGCTTTGATTGGTTGCTGTTGCTGACCTGCTATTGCATCAGCTAATTGATTTGTTCCGCTTGATCCAACTATATTAAATGCAGGTAATTGTGATCCTCCCTCAGCATTTGCCATTCTCGGTGTTGAAACTGTTGGGGCTGATCCTCCTCCCCCTCCTGAAGCTCCTGATTTTGCAACTGCTTTTTTTACGCTCCTCATTAAAGCAATTCCTTGACCAACAGCCATTGCAATAGTAATGATGTTTTGTGGAAAACCGATTTTTGAACTTGACGAAATGTTTTTTGCTGAATCAACTGCTGACTCAGCCACAGCTTGTTTGCCTTTGAATGAAATCCTTTTGAGTTCCAAAATACTCTCTTTTAGCATCAATGCTTGTTTTGCAACAAGTAATGCTTTTCCGACTCCACTCTCTGCACCTGCTACTGAGATCACAGCATCCAATGTGTCAAGCTTATCTTGCCTCTTTTTAGCCTCAATATCTGAAAGGTGCTCTTGCTCTTCTGTATTGATTTCAACCATCCGATCTGCAAGCTGTTTTTTAAGCAAAGCCTTTTGCTCATCGTTCAACAACTCATCTTCAAGCAATAATGCTTGTTGCTCTTTTATTTTCTCTCTTCTTTCGCTAAATTGTAACTCATCAATTTCTTTGTCGAAAGTGAATTGATCAAGCTTTTCTTGGTTTTTCTTATTTCGATCCGATTGAGCTTTTTCTTCATCTTTAGCTTTTGCCTCCTTTTCTAAACTATCATAAAAATCGTTAATTTGCTTTTCTGCTTTTCTTTTCTCCTCTGTAGTTAACTTTAAAGCATCCAACTCCTCTAATGCTCTTTGACGTTTTCTTTCTGCTTTTTCTAATTCTGATTTGTCGACTAAATTCTCAGATGCTTGTTGATATTTTTTTTCAATAGCAGCCAACTTTTTTAAATCACTTTCCCTCTGCTTTCTTGCCTCTTCTGCCGCTTTTTTTCTATTCTCTTCTGCCTCTGCATCAAACTTAGCTTGTTGCTCCTGATTCTTTTTTTCTTGTTTTTTCTTTTCTTTTCTCTCTGCTTGTCCACTTCTTTCTGCAGCGAATCTAATTGCCGCTGTCAATCGGTTTTGAGCAACCTGTGCAAATTTTTCTGCTCCTGCCTGAATATCCTTTGCCCCATCCTCAACCAATTTTTTAGCCTCATCAAATCTTTTTTGAGCGGCTTTTTTATCAATAGCTTTTCCGATCAAAGGTATTTTTGAAATTGCCAAAATAGCACTATTAGCAAACATTCCTATTGCACCGCCTAAAATTTTCAATAGCCCTTTTAGTATATCTACGTTTCCACTAACTGCAAGTTTGATATTGTTCCATGATTCACGAAAGCTAAAAGCCAAAACATCAATAACAAATCCCAATCCCTCGATTGCTAATGTCAACCCCTGAATGACTTTCCTTTGTAAGAAATTTATTGGTCCCTCTCCATCTTCAAAGCCCAAAAGTAAGCCCTCCCAAGCTGATCCAAGTTTTGTCATATCCCCATCTAAATTGTCGAGTCTGACCTCTGCCATTTTTGCTGCAGCACCCTCAGCACCCTCAAATTTTGAAGTCAAATCGTCCAATTCCTGATTGCCGACTTTTGCTAAGTTAAGTAAAGCTTTACCTCCATTGATTCCTACCAACTCGATTGCTGTGTTCAACTTGTTTGAAGAGCCATTGACCTGATCCATAGCCTCCTCTAAAGTCAATCCCTTTTTTGATAACTCAATAAATGTCTTAGCAAGTCCTGTTCCTGCCATACTGCCTGTGATACCTGTATTTGCCAATCCACCAAGCAATGCTGTTGTTCTCTCAACGCTCACTCCGACTGCAGATGCGGCAGGTGCAACCATTTTCAAACTCTCTCTCAACTTATCAAAATCCAAAGCTGTTGTTGAGGTGCTTTTAGCAAAGACATCTACCAACCTTTGTGTGTCCTCAGTTTCCAAACCAAATGCACGAACTGTTGATCCTGCAAAAGCAGCAGCCTCACTCAATCCAATCTCCAAAGATGCAGCCAAATCCAAAATAGCAGGAGTTGAATTTTCAATGTCTTGTAATGAAAACCCTAACTTAGCTAATTCGGTCTGTAAACCCAAAACTTGCTTTGCTGTAAAAGCTGTTGTTGATCCTAATTGCTTTGCTTGATCAGTAACTCTCTCCAATTCATCTGCTGTCTTTCCTGTAACTGCTCTTAATGTAGAAACACCTTTCCCAAACTCAGCACCTGCCTTTGCAGCTTTAGCCATAACACCAACCAAAGCACCAACTGCCACAACTATTGCTCCGACTCCTGTTGAAATAAGTGCAATTTTGAAAGCGTTAAGTGCAGGGATTGCAGATAATATGCCTGCCCTCATTGCACCAAAAGCACCTGACAAACCTTTGCTTGTAGTCTTTGCAGATTTACCTGTCTTTTGTAAACCCTTGTCAAGCTTTGCTACGCTTTGTTGCGCCTTGCCTGTTTCTATCTTTACAATTATTGTTTCTTGCGCCATGATATTTCTCTTTTAGCTTGTTTAAAGCCCTCTTTTATTGTTTGGGGTAATTTATACTTTCCTTGTGCAATTCTTATGCTTTCGGTTTCTCCATTTAAGTAGGGTAATAATTTTATTATTTCGTTTATCATTAGTATATGTTTGATGTATAATTAAACAATTCTAACTTGCTCTCATTATTTTTAAGATTAGTTGTTATGCTGTTTATTATGTAAAATCTATTTCCTATTTGCAACCTGTCTGCGAGTGAATAATTCCTTAAAAAATCAGGTGGTAAAAAAGCTGTGATTTTTACTGCTCTTCTTTTCTGACTGAAAACTTCTTTTATGTATTTTAAATAATACTCATTAAATAAACTCCGATCCTTTGTGATTCCTGTCCATTCATCAACTTCTGATCCAAAGTTTATTGTTTCTTGCTGTAAGCTATTTGCAGCACGATTGTATTGTGTAACAGGTGCTGCATTGTTAGAATCAATGCCTGAATAAAAACTCAATCTTCTTGCGTAGCCTGTTTGTGTTTGCCTTCTTAAAAAAAGTAGAGGTTTTGTAAGTGTAGCATTTTGATCCTTATCAACACTCCATCCGACTGCTATGTTTGTTCGTACGCTTCCATCCGACAGCCTTTCGTAAATCATTTTTTCAAAAGGTAAAGTAATTACATATTTGTTGCCTCTATCTGTTGAAGCAACTTCAGGTTGCTGAGTACAATTCTCTAAAAATCCAAACTTGTTATTGTTGATCTCATTAAAATTGTGAGCCAAAAATGTCTTAGGTTCTTGCCATCTCAAAGCGACCTCTTGATATGGTATAGCATAGTCAATATCTGATTTGTTTTTAGCTACATATTTAGTAATGTCTCTTACAATTCCTGTCTCCATAAATTTGTCTAAAGTCATGACCTTGACCTTGCCATCTCTTTGAATAAAAGCTGTTAGGTTAAACATCTTAAACATGCCTGTCAAAAATTCTAAAACCTTGATATTAGGCATTTGATCTGACATAACTATTCTCGAAACCCCTGTTGTTGGCTGTATGTCTCTAAATTGTTGCTCAAAACTTATAGTATAATTTGAAAAAAAACTGTTTAAAATTCTTGATCCTTTTATTCTTAAATCAGCTGAGTAAGTAAAATTAGGATCGCTTGTTTCAATAACCCATCGAAAAGATTGTCTGTTTGTTCCTAAAATAAAAGATTGTAAAACACCTGTTCCTGTTTGATTTTGTATTGAATTTTGTATTGATGTTGTGCCTGTAACATTCTCACAAATGATGTTAAACGGTTGACTGCTTGATGATGTTATAGTTAATGAATAAGAATAAGATTCGCTCTGTGCTTGGTAATTAGGGTAACCCAATCCATTGTTGTAATACCAACTATCACAACTCCAAATCCCTCCTGAGATTTCTGAGTTTGCACAAGGGAATGGTGTTATACCACCAAATGCATTTGCATTTGTGTAACAAGTTGCATCCTGAAGTGGGTTGATGACTGACCAAGTATTGATGTCTCCTGCAATATATCCGATCCCTGTGATAGGTATTCTAATTTGACTGCCTCCTGAATAACTGACTGCAAGGTCTCCCTTTTGTCTTGCTATCCACAAATATAGCTTGTCGTAGATATCATTTTGAGATGTATTAAAAAAAGAATCTGCATCTGTTTTGTTAAATTCTAAACCTGCAAAATTCTCAATCTCCTCAATGACTTTTGAAACCCTGATTGCAGGTTTTAAATCTGTATATCTGACTCCTTGATTGTTTGTAGGGCCACTCCCTGCATAGTCCAAATTGCGACTCCCTGCAGATGTATTTGAACTATCGAAATAAAGCCTCTCTGTGTGAGATATTAAGGGGTAAATAATATTATTTGATATTAAATTTGCTCTCAAACCCTGCAGAACATTTGCTCTGTTATAATCATGATTGTAAGTTGTAACTGCCTCGAAAACATTTTGAAGTGAAATCTCTTTTAATTTTTTTTTGAGATCAACTGTTTCTCCAAAAAATGTCGCCTTGTAAGCATAAGGTTTATTGTTTGTCATTTTGACTCCATCCAAAGCCAAAAATCCTTTTCTAAATTCTTGTTGATTTAACAAAATTTTTGCAGGTAATTTGTCATTTGCATTGAATCCATTAGCAATCCCATCGTCATAAAAATGCTTAAAAACTCGATTGTTGATTTTAGATGCAGGCATTGTAAACGACTTAGAAAAATCAGTGAAGATTGATCCAATGTCTTTCACATTTTGAATTGTTTGTGTAAGAGTAATGCTCTCATCTTTAAAAAGCTCTACTCTCTGACCATCAACAAAAAGCTGTACTATCTGCATTTATCTTACATTTTGAATTGTGTCAAAAGCATATTCAAATTCAAATGTGTATTGAATCAGCTTGTCATTGACTCCTGTTTTAAATTGTTGACTCGATGTTTTAACAATTACAGGCACGACGCTTAAATCTTCAAACTCCAACCAAACGCTCTCAGATAAAAGCAATTGCTTGATAGGATCATTCATGCACTCTCCAATAAATCCTGTATTGCAAACTATTCTCTCATTTGCCGAAATATCAAATCTCTGTTTTGTATGGGAGTTAGTATCATAGCTTGGTATTGTGGTTGTATAATCTAAAATGTTTGCTTTAAATTCCTGATCTCTAACCTGTATAGATTGTATGCTTTTCTTATCAACCCAAATATCCTGCAACGCTCCATATTTATTGTAAAATACCACTCTTATTTTTTCAAACTTTCCACATTGTAATCGGTTAAGAGTAAGAACTGTGGTTTGACTTGATCCTACATTGCTTTGTATTGTAATTGTATCTCCATCTCCAAATTGTCCTGCACCTAAAATCAAGTATTGTATTTTATCATTTGAATCACTACTATCTGTAATCACTTGACTAACTGCTGTTCCATCCCAATTAACATCTGCTGCAGTCCAATAGTATTCTGTCTCATTCCAATATCCTGCCCCTCCGATGTAATTTGCTGTGCCTTGTGGCTCTGAAAATAAAGGGATTCGTATATCTCTCCCTGTTGTAAAATAGATACAATGATTGTCTTGCAATACTTGAGGTGTAAAAGGTTGTGCAGGATTTTGAGGTTGATTAAATCTTCGTGGGTTTGATCCCTCATTAAAATAGCCGAATCCATCAAAAGCCAAAAAAATTCTATCGTCTTGCTCTGTGAAAACTGTATTGTCAAACTCTGTTATAACTGCATCTAACTCAACCCAAACTGCATCAATAGCAGATGTGTAGTATTTTGTAAACAATTCATCTCGAATAAACTCTGCTATGTCAATAACAATGTAAGGTGTATTTGTAGATACGATTTCTCTCTCAATATAGAAATCCGATGTCGGAGGTTTATCTGTTCCGAAAACTCCACTGTAAATAAAAACATTTACTTGCACCCCAACTAAAGTTCGGTTGCTTTGTGTTGCCTCATATTTAACGAAGTACGGACTTCTTGCATTTATGATTGTACTCATTGGTTATCTGTTTTTCTATTTTGATATTTTTCTTTGATCATAGTAACTAAATCTCTGACAAAACCCTGAGTCACTTCATCAGGCAAACGACCATACGCTCTGTTGTAAGGGTTTGAAAAAAAATAAGTAGGTTTGATCCCCTGAGCATAGATAAACTTGCTTAAAACGAATCCAATTGCTTTGTAGTTGCCTTTTGCGAATCTTCCCTTTTCATCTCTCAATCTAAAATTTTTTCTTTTAGCCCATTCTGTAAGAGGTTTCATTGGTGGGTATTTACTTTTGAAACTGAATCTGCTTAAAGGTGCTTTTTGAACTCCTGTTCTTTTTTTTCCATTAGCAGTCCATCTGTCAATGATTGATGGGTCTGCACCTTTGACTCCCTGATCAACAAATGCTCCATACTTCCCCAAATTAAAAACAACAGAAAACCCTTTTTTGTCCTCAATGATTGAATAGTTTAATGCTGAATAAAGCAAACCCTGATCAATCTTTTTTCTCCTTGTTAGGTTGCCTCTTGATTTAGCTATTACATTCTTGCCAAAAGCTTCAATGACTTGTCTTGTTTCTTTTAGGTATTGCATCGATCAATGTTATTTCTTGTTTCTACATTAAAGGTAAAACTCCATCCTGCCAACAAATTTTCAAATCTGTCTTTGAATGGCTCTGCCTGTACTGATTCTCTGACTATCCTTGTATTGCCATCATTCTTTGAGCCACTATTAAAAATGTCTGTAACGTGATTCCCTGAATTTAACATTGAATTAAAAACCCAATTTTCATTGTCATTTGCATAAATCTCTGCCTCTGTAATATCAACTCCTGTCTCCTTGCCCTCTGTAACCATATCCATAAAAAGAATTGTAACATTGTAGGTAATTATTGTACTATTAAACTGAGCACTATTTACAATAATGTGAGCCAAAGGAAAGATGCTTTGCTTATCCAAATCAACTTCACTAATGTCTCCCTGTGAAACTGTATTGATTAGCTTATTATCCAAGCAACTATCTCTCAGGATTTCGATTAGTTGTAAAAAACTTTTTGATCCTTGATTTTGATTTACTGCCATTTAAAATTTGTTTTTAATTTCCTTGCCCTCGATTGATTCCTTTTCTTTTATGAATGCTAACATTGTAAAACAAAAATTTACATTTAATTTAGTGACCTTTTCAATTCTTGTAATGTCTCCCTTACTGAGTGCAAAGAGTGATTGATACCATCCCCATTTGTTTGAGAAGCCGCTTTGAGCGCTTGTTGTATTTCCCTCTGTTTGCCCTTGTCCAAATAAGTCATCATAGCGGTCGAGCAATCTATCCCTAAACGATAAAAAAAAACTATTGATGAAACTACTGCATCCAAAGGCATTTTGAGCATAACATCATGAAACTCCTCTCCATGATAATCGTAAAGAATGTATTTGTCTTTTAGTTTCTGCTTGATAGGGCGATATAGCACAGCCATAGCTTTGTGAACTTGCTGAATGTCTCCCAAATGATTATCGATGTCAATATACTCTCCGAAAGTCAAATCCTCTAAATTAGGCACAAACCCAAACTCACTCTCTCCCATTTTAAATGTCCTTACAAGTGGAGGTGTTTTTTGTATGATATCATAAATCTTTGTGGCGATCCTTTCAAAATCGACTAACTTCATGTTGTTAGCAACATCATAAGAAACATTGCAAAAGATTTCAATTAATTTACAAGTTATAAATCTTTCCGACTCTTCGACATCTTCGTTTGCTTTTATGATCCTTTCGTATTTTTGATATTGCTCCAATGTAATATCACTCAAAGAATCAGGCACATTGATTTTTATTTCCATATATATGTATAACGCTATTTTAAAAATTATTTGTAAATCTAAGTAATAAAAAAAAGAGGCACATTAATGCACCTCCCTTTCAATTATAATAATAAAAAACAATTTACTTGCTAATAAATTTAGCGAGCTCCTTATATTTTTTTTGTATGAATTTTTTTTCACAAGCAACCTCATCAAAGGTTAGCTGAACAATACTTGGCAAATCCCTCATCAAATTGTAAGCATTAAAGGTAAGCAATCTGCCATCCTCTAATTCAAAACAAACCTCTCCATTTTTACCTCCCCACATTGAGATTGTATTGTCAATATATATGTCCTCTAAAATATCTCTTTCAGTCATTTTATGTTGTTTATTGTTGATCTAATCTCCATAGCTTTATTTTCGTAAGCCCTGTAGACCTCGCTTGATTCTCTTGTCATTCCATTATGATTAAAAACTCCTATCATATTGTCAAAAAACTTTAATTCCTTTTTTAGATCGTCTAATTGTGTCCTCATTTTTTTTGTAAATTATAAACTTATATTTTAAATTTATTTGCAACCTCTCGAATCTCTGCCTTGTCATCCTGATCAAGCCCATCTGTTTTATTCGCATACATCCTTAGAACATAATGAACAAAGGTGCAATCATTTTCTGTTAGCTTTATATTTCTCATTTGATTAGATTTAAGCATAACTCTTTAGCAACATAGTTGATATGCTTTTGAGTAGTCATTGACCAATAGCCGAGTTGGTTTAAATTATCTCCATCAATAGTAGCAACGTGTGTTGAGTAACTCCAAACCTGATTCCCTTGTATTCTTAAATTCTGTTTGTATCTTTTAAGTGTCATTTTATTTTTATTTTAAGTTAATTAAGTGAAATTCCTGACCATTGTCAAAAAGCATCATTCCATTTCTGATTGCTACAACTTTGACCATCTCTGTGATTTTTTTTCCGAATGGAGTTTCTCTCTGTAATTTGAACTGATCTCCGATTTTTACTTTTGTATTCATGTCTATTTTGTTATCAATTATAGTACAAAGATATCAAATAATTTTAATAACACAAGCTTTTTTGTATTTTTTTTTAGTAATTATATACGACTCTGCTATTTGCTAAAGTTTGAATCACTTGCTCCATGTTACCTTTTATCCTACCACACAAAGGCACACATTCAGAAACGACTTCTGTACCTGCCTTGATCTTCTTGTTTTTGTTTTTGAAGTCCTGATCCAAAACCTCAACTCTTCTGCCTGTATATCCCATTGTCTCTCTGTCTGCCTCATCCATTTTGATTGAGCCATAAAACTTTCCGTTGAGGTATATATCTTTGTGAAATCCTATGATGTTAAATTCTGCTTTCATGATTTAGATTTTAAAGGGGGATTGCTCCCCCTGTTTTATTTATATTAGTTTAGCGTGTCGTAAGCTACCAAATTCATCCCATTTTCTTGCCATTGAAGTTGTGTTTGTAAAAATATCATCTCCCCAATGTACAGGTTCGTGTTCTACTTCAATTCCCTTTGCATGCTTATCTTCAAAAATACCTGTTACAATTCCTTTAACCATTAAACCTGTAACAATGATTTCAACTTCTTTTCCGATTAGATTTTGATTTACTTCTGATGTTTTCATTTTATTTTGTTTTATTATTATGATACAAATATAAAACACATAATTGAGTTATCAAAGTTTTTTAATAACTTTTTTATTTTAAGAAGATAATTTGTTTATCTGATAGCGTAAGTACCATAATTAGGTTTGCCCAATTTATTTACAATCGAATATCTCAGGGCATCAAGCGAATGGTTGAAAGCATCAATCGGCTTATTTGTTAGCTGTCCATTCTTGTCCTCTATGTATTTGTAATTTCTCAACTCCTTAATCATATTAACGCTGTCAGTCGTAACATGCAATCTGTATCTCCTGATCATATCGATTCCGATATTGATACTGCCCTTTGCTGTTTTCTTTGCATTGAATCCCATTCTGAATATCTCCTCAATAGATTTCGGCTCTGCTGAGTCGCACCAAATCTCATCTCTCCGATCTAATCCCAAACGCTTTAGCTCGTTTCCGATATCCTGATTTGTCATTCCTGTTCTGTATAACAACTCTCTGCAGTACATATCATCCCCCTCAATGAATGTTTCAACCAAAGCTGTGCTGTCATTTGAGAAACCAAAATCCAAACCTCTGCCAATTAATTTTGCAGATTCAGGTATGCTGTCTATTGTTTGAAATTTAAAAACAAGTGAGCGACTTGCTCCCCTCTCTCCCAAACCATAAACCCTCCAATAGTTATCGTCAATGTCTTTTAGCCTTTCAATCTCATTGACAAGCGATTGCTCTAAAAATGGATTGTCTTTGTATGTTGTTTGATAAAACTCAACATCCTCTCTTGTTAGCACCTTGTCATAAATCCAATGGTATTCGTCTGATGGATTGTAGTCAATTATTATTTGCTCAGTTGTTCTAAACAATAATTGTTGCCAATCTTCAAAGTATAATTCGTTACACTCATTGACAAAAAGCAACTCCCTTTTGCGACCTCTAATTTTAGTCGGTTGATCCAATGAAATAAATTCAAATCTATTGCCATTTAAAAAATACTCGTGTGTAGATTTTCTGTGATACTCTTCTCTGTATAAATTGTATGACCTTAGAATCTCAAAGAAATCTCGCATCACAGTTGAACGAACTGCAGGAAATGTCTTGCGAACTATTGTGATTGTTTTCTTTTTGTTGTTTACTGAATAAGAAAAAATTAACCAAAGCAGGATGTTGTATGTCTTGCCTGATCTTGTACCCCCCTGTTCAACTATTATTTTTTTTGTTGCCCTTTGGAGATGCTTGTAAACTTTATTGGTCTGTATCTCCCTCATCAATTACTTTGACATGAAATAAATTGTCTCCATCTGCTCCTGTTATCTCTTGCCTTTCAATATATCCTCTTGACTTTCCTTTTGTCTTTAAATAGAATATTGTAGCAGAAGTACTGCCCTCTCCAATTTGTTTATGTAACTGACTCTCTGCATAGTCCAATGCTATATTTTGAATGTCATCAACCTGATTTCTGAACTCCTCATCCTCTTTCATCCATTCATAAAAAGTAGTCCTGCCGATTCCAACTTTTTTGCATGCTGTTGTTACGACTCCTAAAGATTTTTCCAATGCCTCAAGTATTGCTTTTTTATGGTGTTCGGTTTTGTTCATTTACAGGTTAAGTTTAATTGTGAACTCATTTGCTTTTCTCTTTACTTGTGAGATCATTGATGGGTATAATTTTATTAAATCCTTTATTGCTTTTTTTTCGATTTCAATTGTTCTATAGTCTTTGCATCCTCCATCTTTTCCCCAATGATCATTCTCCCAATGTAGATAACGGATTCCCAAAATCCCTCCCTTATCTCTAATGTGTCGTAAGCAGATTTCGTAATCTTCTTTGACTACAAAATTTTCGTCAAAATAGTATTCTCCATCATTTATCATTCCCATTAGTGACGCTGTTACATAGGTTCTTGTGAGTATAGGTTTGTAAGGGTAACTGCCTCGTGGACTGCTCTCTGTTCTTGTACCCCATATTTTAAAACCCATCTGCTCTGTGAGATCAAAGTATTTTAAAAACTCCTCTGCCCAAAATCCCTCATCTCTGACCTCAATTTTTTTTGTTTTTCTCTCATCTAAAAAATTATAGCCAACGTGTTTTGCATCATCATCTAACATCACAACGTATTGCTCATCTGTATTTTTAAGAATCCAATTTCTTGTCGGTGTAATTCCCCTGACCTCTTTCGGCACACAAACTATGTTTTTCACTAATCCCTTGTATTGGTGGTACTCACTTTCAGGAATAAAAAACGTACATATATTAGGCAGGATTTTATTTGTACTTGTTAGCCCTGCTCTCCCTTTACTTGGTACTGCTATTAACATCTAATCTCTTTTTAAAATCATCCCACCATAAAACACGCTCCAAACTAACTGCATCAAAGGCACTCCCTTTTTTATATCCTCCTCGTCTGACCATCTTTAACTGCAACATCTCTTTCAACTCCTCCCAATCAACGCTGTTGGGTTCTGCCATTATCAAAATGTATTCTTTCGGTGGCTCTAATTGAACGGACTGAGGCAACTCAATTTCATCCTCATCCTCCATTTTATCGATCTGATCATCAATTGGTAAATCCAATCCCCAATCCTCCAACAAATTTGCATCCCAATCATTTGCGAGTATATCCCAATCCCATTCTCCGAAACCGACATTGTCTTTTATCACAAACTCTCTCTCCTGCTCTTCTGTCAGTTCATCTGCTTGAATTATGTAAACCTCTTTCAATCCTGCCTGCACACTTGCTTTGTATCGCATATTGCCTCCCAAAATTACATTGTCTTTGTTCACAACAATGGGTCGTATCTTTAACATCTCAGGAAACTGCTTGATGCTATCAACGAGCTTTCCGAACTTAAAATCCTTGATCAAACGTGGATTGTCGACATTTGATGTAATAGAATTTATTTTGACTTTTTTAATGTTCATATTAGTATAACGCTTTTTTTATTTTATTTTATCGACATGACCTGCCAATTCTGCCTCTCTGACTTCTCTGTAATTTTCTGCTACAATATCGTGCACCTCATCAACCACACTTGTACTGCAATTCTCAATGACTGACTTGATGAATAAAGGCTTGTTTGTAGGGTTATCATTTATATAGAGAACATGATTGATTTTTTTATCTAACTCTTGATTGTAAAAGCTATATACATCAAAGCTATTGATGCTGTGGAGAATCGATGCATGGTTTGGTTTCCATCCTCCTAACTCAAAAACAACCTTTTGTATTTTAGCGTAAGTACAATGATCGTAAGTTCTGAGATAGTAATAAAAAGCAGCCCTTGCTTCAACGTACTCTCTTTTCCTTGTTTGTTTCAGAAAATCAAGTCCATTGAACTGCTCTGTAAATTGATCTCTTAGTATTTCGTATTTTCTCATAGTATTCCTTTAATTATATAATCATCCAATTGTGGTTCTTTGTCTTTAAAGAAATCTTTATAAATCTGAATGCCATATTGCACCTTGTCCTCTCCCTGTAAATAAAAACTCTCAGAGATTTCAAAAACTCCAATGTCCAACGATCCTTTGTCAATGACTAAAAATTTAAAATTCTCAAAAGGTATATTGAACAAATTGCAATATAAGTAAACTTGTATGTCATAACCATATTTTTTTGCTGAATAAGAAAAACCTTTTATATCGCTACAAGTCTTAATGTCGCAGATTCTGTTCTCTCCCAATATATCTGCCTTACCCCTGAAAGGCATTCCCATTACCTCTCCAATCGCAGGCACCTCAAACTCACTGTAGCTAATCAATTTATGAGCCGCCTCATTTTTCAACAAAGCATCGGCAAGCTTTTCTGCTGTTTCCCTCTCTGTCTTAGTATATACGAGTCCGAACTCTTCAACAGCCTCCTTGTACTTCTTTGTGTTTTTGCTTGCAACATCAACAAAATTTAGCTTGTCGAATTTCTGAGGTTCTAAGATCAATGTATGCAACAAAGCACCATCCCTCAACCCCTGACTTTCGCCTTGACCATATTTTTGTATATAATGATATTTTTTTGGACTATCAACAAGTAGTTTCAAACTACTACTGCTCAATGCTAATTGATTTAACTCTCCATAGTAGAAAACATCATCCTCCATCTTTTTAAGCAGAGGTTTGACCTCATGCTCTTCTCCATCTAAAAGCTTGATCCTATCCATTGAAGTATTTTTTGCTGACTCTTTTCCACCAATACGAAAATGCATAAAGCTGTGAAAACTCTTTCTCTGTGTATATTTCAACTTTGTTATTTGTTATAACCGAATAAACCCCACTCGGTAATTGTTTTATTATTTGATTCATTTTAAGTTATTTAGTTATTAATATATATAATATGCAAATTGCAATTCCTATTAAAGCTAAGTAAGTGAATTGATATTTTGATCTCATAACATGTCTGCTTCAAAACAAATACCACTACAAAATTGCCCTAATTTCTGAACTTCTCTCCCACACATTGGGCAAGTATGCTCAGGTTCTTCGTTATATTTTAACCAATCGCTGTACTCCATCTTTATTGCTTTTCTAACAGTTCATAAAGTGAAGAGTCATATCTATTGCCACCCCCTAATGCCTGATCCAAGCCATACGCTCCGTATGCTTTAAAGTGATCCCAATCGCTCGTACCTCTTATTGTATCCTCGATTAAAGCTTTTGCCTCTTCAATCATTTCTATTGCCTCTTGTATGTTTTCGTATTTATTCATTTTTATTGTCTTTTAATTATTCTGCAAAATATGTTCCATCTGTTTTAACGTAGAAAGCTTGACTCCCCTTTTCGACTAAAACCAAGTCGCCTGTAGCGTGAACATATTCAAAACCTTTGTTTTCTAATCTTGTTACTGTACTTTGTTGTTGTGATGTCATTACCATTTTATTGTCTTTTAGAATTATTTATAGTACAAAGATATTAAACTTTTTTAATAACACAAGCTTTTTTTTGTTTATCTTACAAATTGCTCATATTTTTTTACAATAATTTTTAAATCTTCATTCTCTTTTTCTGCTTTTCTTGCTCTCAAAATAGCTCTGTTTTTTTCCAACCTGAACTCACTCATTGATCGGTTATACATTTTTCTGTCTGTTTGCAAATTGCTAACGTAAAAAGCAATCTCTGTAATTGCCCTTGACATTTGTTCCAATTTGTCTGTCTTCTTTTTTTTAAGAGCAGACAAGACAAGAGCACCAAGCAACTCCATGTTGCCAAAGTACTCCATGTCTTTTAAGTTCTCAATTTTAGGATTCATTTGAAATCTCCTCAATCATGATCTCTTGCTTTTCTAACTCTTGCACCAAAACATCAAAAAGATATTCTGCTGCATCAAGTTTTTCTTTGTAGAAATCAATATCAAACTTTGTGTCTTTGATCTTTGTTTTTAAAATTTCGATTTTTGCTTTCATGTTATTTATATTTAATTATTAAATTGTTTCAGTTTCTACTGCTTCCAAAGTGAAAATCCCATTATCTCCACTAAACTGAATTGTATCATGCTCAATTCTTATACTACCCCCCTCGTGCATTTCTATATCCCAAAAGATTTCTGAGTGGTCGTGTTCTATCCAATCCCAAAGTTTATCCTCTAACTCTGATTG